AACCAGATGCCGCCTTCCTTGGGAAGTTTAAAGTCTGGCGTATATCTAGCAACTCGAGAAGGCACGACATAATTGATCCGATCAGTCTCGTAGAGGATCTCGATCTTGTGTGACCTAAGTTGTTCAGCGATGGTTTCTTCGAGGCCGCTACGGTATCCATTAGCCAAGCCCCGATAGAACGCTTTGTTTCTAGTTGGGATACTAGAAGTCATCCACGTCCTTATTGTCGTCTGCAGCATCGAAGCCTTCGTCGACATCGTCCACGGAGAACTCTCCGTCTTCGTCAGGTTCAAAGCCTTCTCCGTCTCCAGAGAAACCTTCCACAACCTTACAAAGTTGAACACGATCTAAGAGTAAGCCTACGCCATTGGTGCCGCTCACACTGTAGATGTTTAGGATACCTGCGGCCTTCAACTCAGAACCGCCACTCACTCGAGGCAACTTTGCAGGAGGAATGACTTGACCTTGTGAGTCATAGTACTTGGGCTGATACTTACTTTGAACTTTGAAACTGACTTCGCCAGTCTCTTCGTCTTTACTGAATGCAAACTTTACATTCTTTTTGTTGCCGAAGTTGTCGGCTGCCGCTTCTCTCATCAACTTGATAAGTGGCGCAGCATCTTTCTCAGTCATTAACAACTCAGTTTTGTACTTCGGGTTGTCTTTGTCAAAAGCCGTGTCTGGTTTGTTCAGATGCGGATACTTCGCTCGGCCTTTTGGTGTCTTAAATGGTATTACTTTTGGCATACACTAGTCCTTTAAATTAGAAAAAGGGGCGACCTTGATTAGACAAAGGCCGCCCCAGACAGGGAGGAGAAAAAATAGAGAAAACAGTCAGGGCAATGAAGACGGCGCAAGTTAAAACGGAAATAAAAACCTTACGCCAAGGAGACCCCTTCCGCTTTCTCTAAGAGGGGGACAGAAGTCAGCTAAAGCAGAAAACGCTCTCTTTAATCTTCTCGAGATCCAAGTCACCCTTTTCGGGTATCTTATGCTCGAAGACATGCGCCGGATCGTTCAACTGGTTTCGGATCTCATCCTCAAATCTGCACAGATGACAGTCATCGATGTACATCTCGACAAGAGCATCTCTTACGCTCTCGTACAGATCCCAAGCATCACCCGACACCGAGAAACTATCATGGATCATGAAGAAGTCTTCCGCTGTACCATCATCGAGCATCTTACAGATCACGCGATGGACGTGCGCTGAATCGCAACCGTGAATGAAGTTTGGAGCGATTGCATTGCAAGCCTTCTTCACGTCCGCTGCATCGAGATCCTGACTTAGTGAGATCTTAGTCCGCTTACGCTCTTTGACTGCACGGTCATACAAAAAGATCTTGATCTCTCGACGTCTGGTCTTCCTGTAGTCTTGTACGATCGGGAAGCCAGAAGGCGATGTCCATTTGACCGCTTTGTTTTCCCGAGCCAAAACTTCCGTGATGCCCTGCAGATACTCCATAGCACCGTTGACTTTCGGAAGCGTCTTCTGGATCGCATCATAGCTGACGTTGGCAATGAACCTAGCCGCCTCGAACTGACCTTGCTCGGTTGACGCGATTGGGTGCTTGTCGATTTGCTTGTAGGCGACTTTGCGCTGCAACGGTTTCATCAGATCCTCGACGAACTGTGCTGCCATGCCCACAGGCTTTGAAGAGTAGCCAAAAGTCATTACTGACCTCTTCAAGACGCCTCGAGTGATCCCGAAGTCGAGCCATTTGCGGCTTAGTTGACCGATAGTCGAACTGTCCTTCCGGTTGGCGTTGAACTTCTTTTTGCTCGACCGCTGACCCTCAAGTATAGAGGTGACGTTCTCTGCGTTGGTGGCATAGATGTCCGCCATGGTCTCGCTTGGGACGAGATTGACCAAGGCGGCTTCTCGCTTTGATCTGTTGAGGCATGAATAATGCTGAACACCACTGTTAGTCCCATCCATAGCGATAGGAACATAACAGACGAAGTCTTCACCTTCCTCCACCCATCGAGCATACTCGAAGGCGGCTGCCACGAACTGAAAAGGTTTGTCCGCTGCTTTCCAGAAGTCATATGATTTCTCAAAGTCCTTCGCTATTGATAAGATGTTGTCGTGGTTATCCTCGACCCATTTGACACGATCACTGAGAGGAGCCTTCGAGATCTTGTCGAAGTCTCCACAGTTAGCCAGATGCACCATGAGCCAGAACGAATTGTTGCCCTCTACCTTGTAGCCACGGTAGTACGTGAAGAGTGCTTTGATATGATCGTCACGGAAGTAGTTGAACGAAGGCACTGCGTATATACGGCCCCGAAAGTCCAGATTGAACGGCAAGTAGAACTTGTCATGCACCGCCAGTTCATGCGCTGTCTGCAGATCCTGTCTCATGACCTCGGCTGCGCCCTTCACCTGAGTGACCAGTTTCTGGTGTCGCCTGATGTCTGCCTTGATCTCCGCGATGACCTCGGACTCGAGATCTTGCCAGTTCTCCGGCATCCTCGGCCTCTCTGGGAGGTCTTGCGTTGGAAACTTGCCCAACTGCTTACGCTCGTCCCAACACCACTGCACGACTCTAAGAACGTCTGTGTTAATGGATAGCGGTGTCGACTGAAGTGCGTTGACCGCTCGAACGTAGTCGGGAGTGCCTTTAGTAAACTGGTGACGGATTGTGTTCTCTTGCTCGATCGTCGCTGACCTCACCAACTTCACACAACTAGCCAAGAACTCGTCATGATATGCGCCAGTATCGAAGTTCGTCCATGGGTTCGGCTCCGACAACATTGGTTTGAATATTGGTGCCATCCACGAAAGATACTTCTCGGCTTTCTCGAGTTGACGCTCGGCCTCTTCGGTGAACTTCAGCCTCAACATTGTGTTGTGCTTACCTTCAGCCTCAAGCGACTTGTCGAACACGTCCGAGAACTCAAGAACAGTCGAAAGCACTGGAGCCGCAAGTTTGGCTCGACGTTCCTTGATTGCCTGTCGCTCGGCTCTTGTCTTTGCCGTGCCAAAGTTCATCGAGCGGAAGCCGTTCTTCTCCGCGATAATGCGAAGAGCCTTCATGCGATACTTAGGCGACGTATGAGCCGTCGTAACTTGGTCGATGATACGCTTGTTGGTATTGCGCGGCTTCGGACGCTCGAGTCCGGCTTCGGCTGCCAACTCGACCGCCAGTTTGTGCGTTTGCTTATCGTGCCAAAGCAACTCATTTTTGAGCAACTCTTTCTCGATAAGTTCGCCAATGCTTTGAGTGATCTGCGTGACTGTGTTTGTCTTCAACACCCCATTGAATGAACACATCAAGCCGACGTAAGCCAGAATGTCAGAGTCGACAGTCGACAACTCTTCGACCCAAGTCGGAATTCGACCCTTAGACTTGCGTCCTTCTTTGAGTGCCTTTTCGATACCTTTGGTAACTTTAGGTAACGCCTGTTTTAGTTTGTTGAAGTGGGAGGGGCTGTCTGTGACGTCGTCAGCCGACCCATGTTTCTCGAGCCACTTATCGTTGCCCTCGTCTCTCATAGTGCGCTCATAGGCGCGGTTTATATCTATTGTCATGCTCTTCCTCTCGTCTCTCTAAGAGGGGGACACAAGGTGGTTACTGGCCCAACAGTTGGCACACCTCGAGCGATGTCAGACTCGCGTCTTCCTGTCTCTATTTGTGAAAAATTTTCACCCCTGTTTGAAAGAACTTTCGGTTATTTGCCTGTATGAAATCAACGCCTTTTAGTTATGCGCTGATGCTGCCTCACAGTGCCTACTTTGTTGTCAGTAGGTCACGTATCTTTCTTGCCGAATAACTCAAGTAATTAAGATCGACCTCGGCGGCTATTTGCGTGACATAGTCAGCGTAGCCCAACCAACACTCCACAACAATATCAGTTGCTTGGAGGCCCCTGTACCCCTGCTTATTCTTCCGTACGTTAAGCCATTTAGCCTCTTTGCATTCAGTGATCATCGTGTCCAATGCGGACCGACTACACCCTAGTAGCTGTAGAGTGACACCGGCTTGCTCGTAGGTATCGTCCATCTTTGCAACGATCACTCGCATCATAAAATTCCGCCTAAGAGGTGAAGACATCGAGTAGTTTCTTATCTGTGCCTCTTCGCCTTCTTCGACTTTGCGTTCCTCATCAGTGGTGCTTGCCAACTTAATTTCATACTGAGCCAACCGTCTGGCATACTCCAAGCGTAGAGCCTGAGCAGCCATCCATAAGCCCTCTTCTCGTTTTAACATTTCACTTTCCTCTCAATGTTTAGTAGAAACTTCATTTGATCTAGAGGCAATGCCTAGTTTGTATGCGCTGCCATCTGAGCCGCTATGGCTTGCAAGGCCGAAGGTTTGGCCTTGATGTACTTCCGCGTCGTCTTCTCGCTCCTGTGGCCGAGCATGAGACCAATGACAGCCGAGTTGGCTTTGATGTCATTAGCCATCTTAGTGGCTGCCGTATGCCGTAGCGTGTGGAAGACGTATCGATCGTCGTTGCGTAGCAGATCGCGCCTCATGCGACCCCACGCTCGATAGAACCTCGTATGCTCGAAGTAACGAGCCGGAAGGTAGTCGAGGGCCGCAAGTGCATCTTGCGCCCTCTCGTTCAATGGGACGTACCTCTCGTCACCGTTCTTAGTGTCACTGAGGTGAACCCACGTCGCTCCGGTGTCGTCCTGTTCGAGGCTGTCTCGAGTCAGTCCGGTGATCTCACCAAGACGCATTCCGGTCTGATGACCCAACACAATAAAATGTGTCATGTAGGCGTCGTCCGTTTCTTTGAAGTACGCCTCCATTTTTTCGAGTTGCTCCTCCGTAAAGAAGAGAGGCCGAGCGTTGGTCTTGACCTCCTTCCATGTGAACTTCGGTGCGTGGGTGATATGCTCCTCATTGACCGCGTGATTGAATACTCGCGTCAACATGGCTGCATAATGGTTGACCGTGTTATCTGACAGCCCCTCGCGTGTGAGGCTGTCGAAAAAGTCGTGGATGTCGTGAGGCTTGAAGTCATCAAGGGCTCGTGTTCCGTAGTCACGAAAGTTTGAGAACTTCTCCGCCTTCCGCACAGACTTTTTGCGGTGGTCCGCTGTACCCTGCCAAAGCCTGTGTTGCTCGAACATTACAAAAGTTAAAAAGTCATAATCGTTCTTTAGTGACATGTTACGTCCTCCCCTCTATTTTTGACAAACTCTAAGCACTCTTTGACGAGCATCTCTGCGGTTTCCTCGTCCGGTGCCATGGCAAAGACGGCAAGTAATGCCGCCTCGAGAAACCCTGCAAGTGACGGCAAAGCACTGCCGTCCCCTACTTGTTCATGAATAGCCTCGAAAGCCTTCATGGCTTCCTCTCTGCCGATGTCATAATGGTCCTGTGTGTTGCTCATGATTTCTTCTCCTGTTCTGCGACGGCTGCCGCTGCTATTTTTGCCATGTGGCGGATCTGCGTCTTTGCGTCTAAGATCGCCTGTTGAGAGGCCTCGGGGTTCTCCAAGACCATGATTGAGATCTCTGCGACCGACTCCCAAGTCGGACACAGATTGATTGTGGTAGGCTCTTCGAAGCCCTTCAGTTTAATCACTGTCATTAGTTCGCCTCCTTAACTACTTTGGTGAAATGTTTAGCGAAGCACTTGTCGCACTTTGTGCGCTCCTCTTCTGGTATGTACTTGGCGTAGTTGTTGCCGAGCATGGGTGAGCCGCAAAGGGTCTCACCGTTACCGCCTGACAAGTGCCACTGACCCAACTTCTTGACCCACGGCATCGGCTGCGCCGTGGGCTTCGGTTCGGTCCATAGGTTGGATAAAGAAACATATCGTTTAGTCATGATGCACCTCCTGTCATTTCACGTTGGATCTTTAAGCCCTTGATGAGCATTTCTTTCGCGGTCTTGGTGTCGCCTCGGGTGATGTTGTCCAACGCCCACGCAACCCAAGAGTGCGCCTCCTTCGAAAGCAACTCTGGTGCTTCCTTCGGCATCTGTCCGGCGACCCTCGGCGACTCTGCGCCATCGAGTGTCACTGGGTGTTGCTCATTGCCTACCGCGTTCATGTTTAAGAACTCGAGTAAGTTGGCTTTGACTGTGGGGACTTCAACCTCCGTCCACTGTCTAGGCGCATTGCGTCGGGCTTC